GACCTTCAATCTGACATTAGCTTTTTGGGCATAGTCGTCGATAATGTTTAGGGCAGCCCTTCTCATTCCAGGCTCTTTGCCCTCGATGGACTTCCAAACATAACGAGATGCACTGCCACCAAGCTTTGACTTCATGGCATTAGCTCTTGGTGTGTTTCCCCTGTTGCCTTTACCTACAAGGTCAATGATTTGGAAACCAATAGCATCTTTAGGTGAGGTGGTGTTGATGGTGATAAGGGATCTCTGCTTGGCTGTGTCTAGTCTGACGCTCGGCGTAAAGCTGACTGAAACTCTTGGCTTGCCATAGCGAGTACGGCCACCATGCACCATACCTGGAAGGGGTGAGATTGCTGGGACTTTTGACTTGATAGCTGACATAGCGTCAACAATCCCTGGCTCATTCTTGATGTCTTTTCGCATCTGCTTGAGCAGGTCAGGGTCTAGCCTTTTTAGTTCCTTTACGGTTTCTCTTACACCAGAGAGTTTGATACTGCTTTGCATTATGCTCCTTGTACCCTAATTCTACCCAAAAAGAAAAACCCCCTTTTGGGGGGCTTATCTTTTGGAGCCTTTTTGATTCTTGTAAATCAAATACCGGCTGAGTGTCCAGAGCATTCGTTCATCGAGTTCTAACAACTCTCTGGGGCTGATACCTGTTTCTATTGCCAGAGATGCTATAAACCAATGAGCTGACTGATCCCCTAGACCCTTTATGCTTTTGGGTCGTCAGAGGCCGATACGGAGAGAACTCCGTCAATCCACTCATCAAAGGTTTTAGCAGTTGCCTTGGTGCGTGTTTCACTTGCCCAAGCTAGGAAAAGCAGGTGAGTGATTTTGAGGTCTTTGTCTAGATTCGCAATGGAGATGTTGAAGTTGCTTTCAAACTTCACCATGTCGGATGCTAGGCAGGTGACATCTTTAGTTTCACCAGGCTTGTCGCTGAACTCTACTCGTAGGTTTATTTTCATGCTCTTACCTTATCAGCTTATGCAGCTGGAGCGGTTCCACGCTCTACTTCGCCTGATACAGGCCAAGTCACAGATAGGGTAGCAAGGTCGCCTACTGCACCGGCAAATGGCTGGTACTGGGTGACTAGAGCTGTGAAGCGGTACTCAGGGTTGGTTGCGGTGACTGTGCCTGAAGTAGGTGCAATCTTTACTGCAACTGTTGAACCCATAAGTGGGAATAGTAGAGCGTCAACTGATCCTGCTCCAAAGTCCTGGTGGAAGTCTAGGGATACAGATGCATCCTTTAGGCCACCAATTCTGGTGCGGTAAGTTGAGCCAAATGCTGTGGTTTCTACTTCATCAGTAGTGATGTCAAGAGTCACAGAAGCGATGTCCTCGCTTATGTTGGCTGTGCCAACTGTGATCTTGTAGTCTTGTGCGTAAAACTTTGCCATGTTGTTTCTCCTAGTTTGCTATGACTGTGACCGAGAAGTCAGCAGCCAGGTATGTGGTATCGCTGATGTTCAATGAACCAACTGAGTCCATTGACACTACTCGGCAATCGTAGGCATTACCACCGAGAGTCTTATCTGATTCTACTGCAAACTTGACACTCTTGTCCCCAGTAGAAATCCAAGTGTCAAGCGTTCTTTGGGCTTCTCTTTCGGCGGCCCTGCCAACAATGACAGTAATGGTAAATGAGTAGCTAGTCATGCCATTTGCGTAGGCTCTGTCGTAGGTAACAGAGTTTAGAGCGACAATGGCAATAGGTGGGTTTGGTAGATCAGGAACCTCAGCAACGGCTCTTAGGCCAGGGATGGTTGCAAGATTAGTGGCCAGACCCTGCCTAATTAGGCTGATGCTCATTAGCCAAAGTTCCTCATGATGCGGAAAGGCATAACTAGCTGCTCAACATCTGGGTCAAGGTAGCGACCAACTCTAATTGCACCCATGTCACCAAAGCCAGCCACACCTAGAGGTGAGTCAAGTCGCTTGAATAGTCGAGATGACTGAATGATAGTTGCTTGCTTGATGGCGGTTGGCACAGAAGCCCAGCCCCAAACTGCTGTCACCTTTACAAGTGCTTGCTGATCTAAAACTGGAAAGAGGTATTCATTGACAGCTCTTAGTCCGGTGTATGGCATGTATAAGCCATCAGAGCGAGAGTTCAAAGGCTCAAGCTGGTAGTCGGTAGATGCCCACTCTGTGTAAGCATCGCCAATCTCATCGGTAGTTTCAACCTTTGTGACTGAGATTGCATCGTCAATTATGCAGGTTAGAGCGTCAGTAGCAGCAAAGTTTCTAACAGCAGTCCCAGCGTTGCTAAAGGTTCTGGCTGTATAGCCGTCAATCATTCTTGAGGCAGACTCAATAGCTATCTCTAATAGGCTGTCATCGAGAGCGTCTGTAATTCTTAACGCATTTTTCACATCTGTAAGTGTTGCGTAACCTTGGGTAATCGCCATAATGCTCCTATCTTACCGCCTAAAAAGCATACGCTCTTTGATGGCTGTTGAACTAATACCTTGTGTATAGGGAATGTAAATCAGGGCAATCTGTCGCTCATCTAGCCAATCCTGGTCAAAGCCCATTTGGGTGTAGTAATCACGCCTAGCCCAGTCGGTGCCAATCGCAATGATGTCGGGCCAGACTTCCTCAATGCTTGGCTTGCTGTCGGTGCCACCTGTGTTTGGCACTACTTGATCAACATAACGACAAGATAACAAAACAGCCTCTCGGTCTGCATAACTAATTACTGGTGGCTTGCCTTTGTATTCCTCAATAAACTCATCGGTGTTTAGGGATACGACAACAGGACCAAGCTCGGCACAGCGTTGTAAAAACTTGGCGTGGCCAGCGTGGAAAAGGTCAAAAGTGCCACCTGTGTAAACTAAGCCCAAGAGTTTTCTCTCCTAATCTTTAGGCTCCAGTTGCCTTCGCTGTAATCATCGTTTAAGACTTTAGAGTCAAACAGGGCTTGGTTGTTTTTATAGCTTTTAGCATTCTTGTGCTCGTAGCCTGACTTCAAAGTTGAGCTGTTTTGATGGTGGACTATCGCCTCTATCCTTTTGACCGGCAACCCTGCGTTTCTGATTCGCCTCTCATAGTCGTTGTCATCAAAATACAGGGGATAGAGTCGCTCATCGTATAGTCCGACTTCCTCAACAACCTTTTGTCCAAGCACAATGCAGGACCAGTCAGGCACGATGTGGGGAAAGCTTAGGCCATCTGGGTCTGCATCCTCACAGATAATCTCTAGAGCACCCTCAGCAAACCAGGCATCATCGTTGACCAGCACCCAGTAAGGTGCATAGGGCGTTGACTTTACAATTAGATTCCAAGCACCTACAAGCCCCAATCCATAGGGAACTCGTATGACCCATAGGTCCTTTACCTTTTCTGGCTTGCTAGGTTGCCAAGAGTTAGTGCCTGAGTTGTCAACAATAATGTTGTTGCTGTTGTGGCTAGTTTTGTACCAGCAGTTGCTTGAGCGACTGACCAGGTATAGAGCTTGGTGGCAACTGTGGCAATACCACTAAGAACAGCAAAAGTTTTGTAGGCCGTATTTATGGCAAAGATTGCGATTGTAAGATTGGCTATGGCAGTAGCATTGTCAACAAAGAACTTGATGCTATTCATCAGGTCTGTTGTCAGGCCTTTCCAGTCAACAGCCTTTACAGCAGCAACTAGCTGAGTGCCTAGCTCACTTACAAGATCTCTAACTATTGGCAACAGCTCTGCCATGACAGGCAAAAGTTGGTTTCCAATTTCAATCTGTGTGTTGCTAACCTCGGCCTTTAGGATTCTTAGCTGGTTGGCAAGTCCGTCAGAGGTGTTAGCAAAATCGCCCTGTGTCTTGCTTGTTGCTTGCAGAAGCAAGCCATAACGAGCTTGGACCTTTTCTGTTTCAGTCAGTTCTTTGCCGATTGCACCAATGCCATTAGCCGCTGCATAGGCTTTGACCTCAGAGTCAAGCAGGTTGATACCAAAACGCTTTAGAGGTTCTGCCTCACCTGCAAGACCAGACTGAAATACCTGCAAAGCCTCTGAAACATCTATGTTGAATACAGAGGCAAAGTCGCTGGCACGAGTAGAGATTTCAGCAATGAACTTAGAG